CTAGGTCACCCCCTAAGTCACCCCCTAAGTCACCCCCTAGATCATCTCCACCTTCAGGTGCCTGCGAGGCTGCTTCCAGTGCAGCCATGAGTTTTTTGTCTGAGAACATTTCTCTTTGCATTCTCAAGTATTCGTCTTGTGACAATCCAAGCAAGTTTTCCGAAACCCAACGTCGAGAGAAGTACCCCTCTGTCGCTGCTCCAGCAATATCAAACTTAGTCTTCCAGTGTTCAAGCTCTTGCATCTCTGCAATTTTTGATGGATTGTTTAAGTGCAACTTAAAGTTCAGCAAATCGTCTCCACGATATCCGAGAGTGTAAAGATGTACGATTCCGATCTTCTCCATTTCTGATATTAATACTCGTTGAAGTCTTTGGATGGTTCTTGCGAACCTGATGTCCTTTTGAGCCAATGTTGTCTTGTCTTCTGTTGCGCCCTCACCCATTGACAAATATGATTGAGGTACCTTAAGAGCGGAGAATAGCTTGTCTCGCAGATACTTAACGTCTTCTATCTGTGCTGTGAATTGCCCACCAGGAAGGTTCTGGATGTCTGTAGAAGACTGTCCACCTCTAATGGGGATAAAATAGTCTTCTTCAATTGAAAGTGGGTTGTAGCGTAAATCTACGCGTCCTGTTGAGGCATCAACAACTTGATGACGCTTCATCTGTGTCATAACCTTTTGCATATATTGCTCGACGTCTTGTGGTGCAATTCCACCTACGTCAATTTTGAACACACGGCGCTCTGGTGACCTCGTAATACGATAGGCCATCATTGCGTCCTCGAGGAGCGTAAGCTGTCTCCAAATGCGTCTGGAGGGCTCTAAAACGCTTGTACCATAAGGAGCATGCTGGTCATTCCCTAGAACGCGGAAGTGAGCCATCTGCCAATTCTCTAAAGTTAAACCTGCCGAGTTCCACTGGAACTGGACATAGTTTGGATTTGTTTTGTCTTCACCCTCAAGCCTCTCAACTTCTTGTGGAGGTAGGCCGATGCAATTTTGAATTCCTTTTTCCTCGTCCACATCTAGATAGAGAAACAAGTCTCCGTACTTACACATAGTTCTTGCCCAACCAAATAAGTTGTGTTCCACATTCATAATCTCGTAATACAAGGAGTGAAGCATATACTTAATTTCATCGTTGGGGCATTTAATGTGAAGCATTGGAGTCAATGCTGAGTGAGTCGTCATCTCATCTGCATAGATGTCAAGCGAGGATGCGATCTCTGGTGTAAATTCCATTTGGTCGAAGTCAACGTAACGCTCTGAACGGTTGCGGTTCTGTATCATATTCAGAGCCATGATGTTCATCGGGTTGTATTCGGTTTTCTTAAATTGTTGACCGGATGCAGTCTTGAATCTTTTGGCGTATTTATCTAAGTGGCGTCGTCGCAGCTGCCTACCGGACTGAGTTCTTCTCTGAGTCATTGGACCAGAGAACATTCTGGTTAATGTTTTAAATAAATCATTTTGATTGTTATTAGGGTTTCTATCGTTACGAGCCATTTTCTATCCTTTGTAGATCCAAAAAAATTCTTTTGATTTTTTGATTTCCTCCTCGTGTTTTTCTAGAAACGTTTCCTTGTAAAAGTCTTGACCTTTAATTTGAGTATTCATGGTTGTGGTAGATTTCATTAACCCACCGATCATCGCCTTTTTGTATGCCATGTCTTTTTCATTTTCTGTGAGGGCAGTATCCCGAACCCAACAGGCAATTGCAAGAGACATTACTAGATCATCGTTATAAGATCGCATAGCTTGAGGTTTACCATTGTGCCAAATAAAAGTCTTCAGTTCGTTGAAAACACGAGAAGAGTGTATGTTAATTAGTTTGTTTCTAACGTACTCCTCTAATTTGGCCACAATTAATGGTCTCGTCTTTGTTGATGTCGTAAAACCCAATATGGCTCTTTCATCGTGTTCTGCTAGATAGGACTCGACATACTCGTGGGTTGATTTGTAAGAATAGTAAATTTTAGAATAACCCAAGTCTTTAAGTTTTTCCAAAACAGCAATGCCAATTCCGTTGTTTTCAACCACAAGCAAGCATGTTCCATACTCTTTGCCGGCTGACTGTAGAATACCAGCATACATATCCAAGTCTGGTTTTCCTTGGTATTCGGCTACAACTGTCATTGTATCAATTCTTATGACATGGAAGCAGCTGAAGTCACTTCCGTCCCCTCTCGCTACATCGGCGACAAGTAGATAGGGCAATCCTTCCTCGTACTTCTCCCAGATCCAAAAATTTCTGTCATACCCCGTTCTATAGATTGGATCAGATAGAGACTCATGTAGCCTTTGTAAGTCCTCGGGATTAATTACAGTTTCACCTGAAGCATTAAAGGAACACTCGAGCTCTTGTGCAATTTGTCTCTTAGACATATTCCTAGTCTCTTTCTCGAACCATTCCTGATCTCTGTCAGGGTGTACGTCCCACATGAGTTCAATGTGGTTAAAATCATTGCGTTGATCTTCAGCCTCGGTGTAGGTTTTGTGAAACCAGTTTCCAACGCCGTTAGGGGTGCTCAGAGCTATACAGCGGCCCCCTGTAGACAAAGTAGGGTAAAGACCCGTCCAAAGCTCTTCGAGGCCGTCAACGAACGCTGCTTCGTCTATAATGAGAAGCGACAAAGCCTCTGAACGACCAGCATCACCTGAAGTAGTTCCAGCTTTTACTTGAGAGCCGTTTGTCAACTCGAATGATTGCTTATTGTCTGTTTGGATCTTTGCAATTAACATCCACGACGGAAGGTTCTTGAAGATCATCTTGACCTTCTTTACAAGATTCACTGCCGTGGATAGTTTCGTTGCGATTACAAGAACATTCTTTTCTCGGTGGAACAACATGAACCACGCAACATAAGCAGCTGAGATTGTTGAGATCCCGAGCTGCCTTGCTTTTAAAATTACGTTAAAACGATGATCGTTGAAATTTTGGAGCATTTCCTTTTGATAGTCATAAGTCTTAAAAGGAATTTGACCATGCATTGGGTGGGAGATCTTACAATAGTTATCGATGAAGTATTGAGGATCCTTGCCACACTTTACAAGTTCTTTAACAATCTCGTTCTTGGTTAGCTTCATTAAATACCGACTACTCGTCTATTTGGATTTTTCTTAGCCATTTCTCTTTCATAGTCTTTCGGAGCACCATAGTTAGACTGCTTAATTGCTATGCTTCCTTGGCGAAATCCAAATTTTTCAGGCAATGCCATAAGTTCTTTGCTGACTATCTCATTAGGAATGTAAAAGACAAAGGTTCGATTGCCATCGTCAAATGCCAAATAATTATTGTTCAAGTCAAAAGTGCCAGGATTTGCACTTCGCTGTGGGTTTTGTCGACGAGCACCAGCCCGTTCAAGCTCTATTTCCAAACCGCTAGAATCTGCTTGTTCGTTCATAACAGCTTCGAGTTCTTCTTTGATGATTTGTTTTAGTGATTCTTTTGTAAGTTTCATTGTTCTATTCCTCGCAACATGTGCATGTACAACATGGGCAACAATTGCCACAACATTCTTTATTTAAATTTTTCATTTTTTGTTATCTCCAGGTTTGATCAACTCGTTTTGAGGACGCTTTGCTTTGGCGGCTTTCAAAAAATTTTTTGTAATATCTCTTGTTGGATCTTCTGACGGTGCATTAATTTGATCCATCTTAAGTCCACTGATTTTGTAGTGTTGGTAGGCTTGTACAAAAGTTCTATATCTGGAAGTTGCCTGAACAAGAATGTTTGGTTCGCCTTTGGCTGTTAAAGTAATAGAGTTCCCAGTTACCACTTTGTATTCTTTCTGCAAGAACTTCTTGACATCATTGATTGTACTTACGACATCTTTTTCAAAACTGTTGTCTTTAAGCTCTTTCATTCTTACGTCGCTTTGGTAATTAATAATCATTGAGTCTCCATAAAACTTAACGGAGAACCCATCGATGACTCGACTATCTATAAGTGCACAACCAGACTCTCTTCGAAGTCCGACCTGCTTTGCCTGTCCATCGAGAGAAAACCTCTCGTCGTGGGATCCGTCGTAAGCATTTGCTGCAGCTTGTGAAAGACCTCTAATAATTTCTAGTGTTTTTTCGTTGCTCATTTGTTATCTCCCTTGTAGGATGTCCTGAATAAAGTTGATCAATGCTTCTTTCGGAGCAATTGTGGAATCATAATTGTCATACGGATCTTCTTCAGCAATCTCTTCTTTAAGTTGTTCAATTTTCATTTGAAGCTCTTCGTCGCTGTAGCTACTAAGGCGACTAAGCATTCCTTC